ACAGATTTTGGTTCATAATTAGGCCACCCGAATTCCTCTGCTAATAAAATTTCTAGCTTGTGGATACCACCAAACTGCTTCTCCGTCTTTCCTGTTCGCTCATCACACGCATAGGACATGAGCATGGTATCCTCATCTACAATGGCTTGAATAGAATAGCTGGTTCGGAGGATCTTAATATCAAACTTCCCGTTGTGCCAGATAAATAGAATGTCGCTCCGTTCCAAGAACCTCCTGAGATGGTGAAGGAAATTTCCATCTGTGAATAACCCTTGCCGCTCTCCAAAAACAGTTGCATTCCCTCCATGTTCAGCAAATTGGATACTGACGAGACTAGCCTTGTGAGTAAGTCCTCCTCTAGACTCAATATCTGCCGATATGAGGGTACTTCTATCTTTATCTTGTAACCAGGTGCAGGCTTGCTCGGCATCTTCGATTACCTCTATTCGTGGCAGTACAGGTGGTGGGATCGGATTGAAGGCTCGTCTAAAATCTTTTTGGAGATTGGGGAATGTGGAGTCATCTCGAAGTACGAGGGCGGGATTGTTTGTAGCAACATAAGTCTTTCCTTCCCTTTTAATCCTATATCCACGGTGACGATCGATAGCACCCCTTCCGATAAGCAGATTGACTGCTTCACTTCCGGCAGCCACAATAAGCGAACAATCGGACAACTCTTGCTGTAAGCGAGGAGCGCACGCCTTAATCGCCTCTCCCGGTACTTGGCCTTCAGGTGGTGAACATAGGACAACATTGGTTAGCAATACCTCCTCTCGTTTAATCCCTTGCTCTTTGAGTAGATGGTTGAGAACATCACCTGACGTTCCTGAAAATGGAATTCCTGTACGAGCTTCAGTATATCCAGGTGAACGCGCAACTATCGCTGCTATAGGATTCTTTGGTAGGATTGAAGGTGCAATTGGTCTATCGTAAAGAGGACACTCTTCACAAAGAGCAGCAGAGTGTTTCCGTTTTACAGTCGTGCTAGCCATGCTGCGAATTGGAATAATGTAAATACGAGAACTACTATGACCACAATCGCCACAATCGCTAGGATCATGCGAGGATCTGTGGTCTGACTACGAACATGAATTCAAAGGGATACCTATTATATTCAGGGAGCTTGAATTTCTGTGGGCCAGCCTCTTGACCGTGAGAACCCCACACTGCGTCCGCAATAGAGCCGGGGACTATACACTCGATTACGTGTCGAGAATTTTGGAAGTGTGCAAGATCACCTACACGGTAAGGAGCACCAATCTTGTCCCAATCATCCTCATACATATCGGTATTTCCATATCCAGACCAACCTTGCTTGGCAGGATCAACAAGCTTCAACCCACTACGCTCTGCTGCATAACCTGAAGCTTGAATAACCATCATCGAGCAATCGCTAGAGAAGCTGCTATTCGGATTAACATAGATAGGGTAGGGACGGATGGTGTTGTTATAGTGAATGTTACGCTCGTTGGCTATTGCTAGATTCCAGAACTCGCTGATGTACTTTTGGGCTATAACCATTTTATCCGACTCTGCCGTTATACCTGCCTCGTCCTGAATGAGCTTTTGCGCATAAGGATCGAATGCAGGTAGCGTCTTGCCATCCTTACGATAAGTTTCTTTACGGAGTGCCGTCCATACTGCCTCACCATAGGAACCATCTCTTCGAGAGAGAATACCCTTCTTGATTTTGTAGTCAGCAACAACTTCCCACAATGCTAGGTTGTATTGCTGATTGTACTCCCGCCAGGGAAAGAGCTTAAGATGACCAAAAGCACGCTTAAGCGCTTCAGCCGTTGGGCCTTTGTTCTTAAAGCTAGAAGCTGGTAGCCCATATGGGCCAGTAAACGGAACCTGCTCCTTCGTTAGCATAATGCCTCCAGGTGTGGGGGTTGTAGGTTTGCACGCGAGCCAACCGCTAGATGTAGGTGCCCATTGTGGTGCAGTTAGGTTCGCCATGATTCCATCGCCAGGGAACAATGAATATGGAGCTTGAAGCTTGAAGTCACTTGGCTTCATACCAGCATATGTACCAAAGGTCATGTATACGCACTTGATGCCATGACTCCACCATTTGTCCCTCGTAGGAATAGGATTGTAACCAGGAGCTTCAGCCGGAAAGATTTGTGGTAGGATTGGAATGTTCTTAGCAACCGTCCAATTTAGACTTTCAAACGGGTTAGGCTGTACGCTAAGTGCAATATCTCTTGGACCGATCTTTTGTACGATATAATCGAGAGCGCCTTGCTTGCCGTCTATTTCTTTCTCACAATTTACGATTCCAGATGATCCCCAAGCGTCTGTAATTGCTATGATCTTGTCAACGACAGTTGGATCGAATATAGCAGGTTCGATTTGATTCCCATTCTCATCTAGTTTTGTAGTTCTTCCCCAAGCACCACAGAACAATCCATTATCTAATGCTCTCTTTCTGACTACTGCCCATTGTTCAGGCTTGGAGTCACGAATGTTGCAGAATATACCTTTTATCCACGGACAGTTCTGTTTTAGCCAAGCAATGTCTTCTACTCCACCATTAGGATTATCTAAAAATAGAAAGCATGTATTAAAAACCGTCAACTAGTCACTTCCTTTTACTCGTCGGGGTGGCGAGGGCGGCGCTGGCCTTGAGTCGTTCCGCTATTTCAACGATGTATCGCCCTTTTTGCCTCCATGCGGAGCTTGATTCGTTTGGACATAGAGCCTGAGCGTGTTCCACCAAGCGCCGTAACTCAGCCGGAGTCGGCAGCGCAGCGGTAAGCGCCTCGCAGCGGGCTTCGGCTTTCATAGCCTGAGTCACAGCGACATTGGCCGAGATCGTGAGGCTCGTAACCTGGTCGGTTAGCTCCGCAACGCGGGCCTTCAACTTCTCTTCACGAGCAATGGCCTGACCTCCGAGATAGCCAGCTTTCACAAGCAGGTCATCCCGCTCCAACTCCAACTCCGCGATCCGTGCTTCAAGACGAGCGATCTTCTCCTGAGCCTTTCGCATCGCCTCTGCGTTGGCGAGAACGGCGTCGGTGAAGTCACTCATTCAAACCTCGATTCTAAAAGAACTCGTAGTTTAGAAGCTTTTGTAGATTTGATTCCTACAGCACCGCAGCCTTTATATGGTTCTGCCGTACCCGCCATACAACAACAGAACAAGATTATTTTCCCATCGACAATACCATAAGCTACTTCCTTCCAGTTGTCTTTATGATTCTCTTCAGTCATAATCTTACCTTTAACAGCTTTGAATGTGGACTTCTCTGCTTTCTTAAACTTAGCATCTTTCCATTTCTTCCATTCAGTACTGACTATCCAATTACCGCGAGCGTTCTTCGTGTACTTAGCTGGTTCCATATATTATGCTTTTGAGATCGGGCGGTGAGAAATCTGGCCCCTTGAGTATCTTACCATCTTCTCTAACAATGGGTTTGCCATCGTCTCCTAGCTTGCTCATGTTGGAACGTTGAACTTCAGCAAAGCATTCATCGAGCGGGATGCCAAAACTCACCGCAGTACCACACAGGACGTAGATAAGATCACAGATGGCATCAGCTATATCAACTAGATCGGGAGCCTGAACCATTGCGTCATCTAGTTCATTCAATTCTTCATCATGAAGTTTGGAGCGCAATCTCCACAGAGGAGAGCTAGAAGTAGGCCCATGGGGATGTAGTTCGTGCATATCAATAGGCTCGTCATTTACCTCTAGACCATATGTTTCATGGAAATCTCTGACCATCTCGAAGTAGCTAGAGTCCACTGGCGATATCCTCCATTAGTTTGTTAACATCCTTGTAGAGATCCTCAATAGATTCGTTATTGATTATAAGACCATCAATCAAAGCTTCGTGCAAACCATCCTCGGATGCATGACCATCTGGTTTATGTCCTGGTCGAGTAATCTCAAGAACGTAACCACCTTCGGCAAGTATTCTAGCAGCTTCGTTTTCAAACCTCACGTCAGTTACAACTACGTTAATAGGTTCTTGCTTCCGAACGCGCTGCAACTGATGATCCTTAAAGTCTTGCATCCATAAATCCACCCAAAAGTCTGTACCAAACGTATTGCGACCCATTTCAGTTCCGAAGCGTTGGAGAAACTCACGCCAATAGAGAAGTTGGATGGTATCGGAGTACTGGTGGTCAGACTGCTTTGCTCTTGTGATTCGACAATGAGCATGTTGGGTTTTTAGGAGATCGATTTCCTGAATTGAGATACCAAACAGGTTAGCAACAGCTTCTTTCAGCTTGTCTGCAAAGGCTATACGTGTGAAGCCATAGTTATCTACAAGATACTGACCTACTGTATCTTTACCTACACCTTTATTGCCTGTTAGCCCTATTAGCATTACGTCAGCGCCTCATCGAGAGCAGCGAGGGCAACACAGATTGGGCATGGATGTACCGAGCCATCCATCATCGTGACCGTTCCCATGCAAAGCCAGTGAGCCGAACCTTCGGTGTCAGGCGACGCCGCCTCCACCACTGCCACGATCTGCGGGAGGGCGTTACGGATGGCAACCACGAGGTCGGCGTCCTGCTGCCGCCAGTTCGCCTGCGCGATGAGGACATCCCGCACGCCGTCTCCGCAATCTCCGTAGATGTGCGTCAATGCGCTCACCGTCCATCCCGACTCAACGGGAGTCGCCGCCTCGTCCAGCGCCTTCAACTTCTTACTAGCACTCATATCTTCAACGGCTTTCCATCAGGGCCGATAAGTCGTGGCACTTCAATACCAGCATTGGGATCTTTTCCTGTAATAGCTGCAATCCTGCGCCGTTCAACTTCTGGCGCAAACTTCTCTCTTAGATCCTTTAGACTATCACGCATTACAGTTTTGAACATGAGGTTCAAATCGTATTCAGTAATCTCGGTCTTCAAGAGTACGAGATTGAACAACGTTTGCATCTGAATCTTAATCATTAGAAGAGATTCATTGGAAGTTGAAATACCTTCGAGGAACATTCCGAGCGCGTTCCACTTCTCAAGCTCTTCTTCAACCTCTGCATTTACCGAAGTTAGCTCATCTTCTATGGGCATACCAGGAATAGACATTCTTCTCCTTAGAGTGCGTTATAAAATCGGGCTTTGCCATTAACTGCTACGGTGATCTGTCCTCTTGCCTCTAATGTCTCCTCGATTATGACTATCTGCCGTTTATCCAAATTCATCGTTCGCATGATTGTTCCTCTATTTGAGCCGGGATGCTCCTTAATCCAATGAAGAATTCTATCCATTGTTTTCTGTGCAACTGTCTGCCCTGAATTCTGGACAACTTCGATCGTATACTCACCCCATACCTGAATGTATGATGCTGCACGTCTTAAGTCCTCTGTCGTGACAATAATCGTAGCATTATCAGGTTCCTGTCGAGAGGCAGCTATGAGAATTGCCATCTTTAACATAGAGCGACTAAGGCGTTCAAACGTTGGTAGAGCTAGTCCTGAGTGTGGAGATGCATATGCAGCTTTTACCATACGATCCTCTATGTCGCCATACAATGTCCAAGCATCATCCTCTAGCTGTGCATCTACAGATACGAAATCCTTAGCCGTCTGCCCAAGGATCTCCACTTCGCCAACTACTGCGTAGTCTTGATACATCTTGTGCAACTTAGCGTAGATATCCTGTTTCTGTTCCGTAGTCTCCTTTGTTGGAGGGCCAATACGTCTAAGCTCAGAAATATGTGTTTCCCCCGAAACTATGAGGAATCGTGGAAGGAATCCTGAATAGATAAACTGTTCGTCCACCGACGTATAGAACTGATCTTTGATTCCACCGCCAAAGAAAATGAAAACCGGATCGGTAACTGTAATCAGTTCCTTGCGGAGTCGTCTTGCCATGAAGCCACCATCATAAAGCTGCGTAAACATCTGAGGGATTCCAGCTAGGTAATCTTTCTTTCGGATTGAATCGAAGAAGCCGACCACTTCATCACGATAGAACATGCTGGTTCTACCGGGTCGTCCTGCAAGACCAGTAAGTATTCCTTCGGCAGATCCGTCTGTGGCGAGTAGAATGTCTCTGTCCACGAAATCAATAATGTCTGTTGCCATACGCATAGCTGTAGATTTTCTTGTAAGCGTTGAGTCTCCAAGAATCAGTCCCCACAAGTTAGGACGTATGGTTCCAAAGGATGTTTCAAGTTTAATACTACCGGCCAGCATAGAAGAAAGTAGAATGAAAGCGGAAAGATCGTGATATTGAGGACAAGCATCAGTGGCATTCTTTCCCCAATCTGTGTACTCTTCGATGAATGATTTCTTCTTGAATTTATAATCATCGCCAGGAATTAGTTTTGGCATTCTAATTGAAGAGTCACCTGCGACATACTTAGCGGCGCTAGCCGCTGCGCGGCCAACATCGATCCACAAATACCGAATTGGTTTGTTATCTCTAGCGTACTTGTTGACTAGTGAAGCATTAGCTATTGAGAATGTCTCTTGTTTTGTGAGTCCTGACTCAAAGCAAATAAGCATCAAGCGCCAGAGAAGACGTGACCAATCGTCGTCTCCTGTTGGCTCGTATCCCCATATACTGTTAAAGTTATTGTGTTTTAGTGGAATAGCGTTCTTTGCGATAATCTCTTCAGCATCTAGAATGGTTGGGATAGATTCCTCTAGCTCGATCTCTTCAGGAGTAGACGGTGCAGATATAGCAGCGTCGAAGATTTCAGTAGGTAGTAGATCCTGAATTGCTCTTAATAGTTTTACTTGGGGACGAGAAGAATATTTTAGGTTACGTGTGTAAGGAACACGTAGAAGTTTGGTTAGTGCCCACCCTGAGTCAACTCCGTTGTCACGGTAGCGACCATAAATTTTACGAGAGTAATCCTCTGCAATGTAGGGATCGAGTTCTTCATCAACTCTCCATATCGCTTGGTAGCGATTTGGCGAGGATTCAATAACCATCTGTGGTAACGGCTCGATAGTATCTGGCTTGCAGTCATCTAAATCTGCCCACAGTACGTTACTGGGGATACACGCTTCTTTCTTACGAAGTTTTTTGTTTAGCAAATTGACGCAGAACCATACGTTCTTATTGCTACTGTTTTGCTTGCCAATATATGTAAGAAGTTGACTCTCTTCTACCGGCCATTGAAAGAATTTCTGCCTGAAGTCTCCCTGTGCTGCTGACTCAATTGCAATGCAAACATATCCAACTCGTTGATTGAAAACAAAACGAAAGAAATCCGCGCGAAGCTGCCTCTCCTGAATCTCCGTCATTTTTTCACATGAGCGAGCGGTGGAGTGTGGATATGTGTCTTACCTACAATGCTTTCGAGGGCAGGGCATACTCTTCCATCTACATTTCCCCACATTGTACCCGCCCATCGGAAGTGAAGTGGTAAGTCAGGATTTGATTTAACGACCCACTTACACACTTTGATGCAACCTAGCGCCGGACGTAGTGTATTAGGCGCAAGTGGATACTCATAGGAGCACCACGGCTGTTCACAATCATCGAGAGCAGTTATCGCCCCCGGCCAAGGTACAATGTCATGCTCTAGCAGTATGAAGCCTTCCCCAACTTTCCATAGCTCACAAAACATATCGGAATACGAATACTCATTCTCCATGAGCACTAACTCAAAGGGTACACCTTCTTTTGTAAGAGCTAGTGCAGTAGGACAATCTTCCGAAATTGAGGGAACGATTACTTTCATTTCCTTTGCACTACGATCATTTGAGGACGAAACATGACGTATCCATTTCTAGCCATGTCTATGCCATCATTAGCAATCCCATGGAAATACTCAAGAGTTTCGCTATTCCTGACAATAGTAAGGTCTTCAATGATGTAGAGACTAGTTCTGAATAGAATTTGATAAGCAGTGAGGATGTCTTCGTCCATGTGGCTTCCATCATCAATAATTAGATCAAACCATCTTCCCTCTGCCCATCTGTCTAGCTCGCACTCGTTGCTAACGTCAAGCTGATAGGCTTCTACCCTATCCATAAACGCGACTCCATCTACAAATTGTTTCTCTTTGTCCAAGCAATGGATAGTCGCGTGTGGAAAGTAGTCGCGCCATGCGCGGACTGATCCACCCTGAGCTATACCAATCTCAAGGACTGACTCTGTTGAGTGTCTGATTGGTCTGAAGAGTTCTTCATAGAACTCTCCGTAACCATTTGCTAGTTTGTCAGTAGGATAATGCTCTAGAATCTCAACTAAAGACTTCACTTGCCATTGCTAGAAGCAGCCGTTGGTATAGTTGTCGGATATTGCTCAACCATATCGGCGCGTTCGATAGCTGTCTTATCAGGGTATAGTTGCTTAAGCTGTGCAATTGCCTGTCCGATTGATTCAGGATCACGTTTGTCGATCATGTCATTGCCTCTTTCACTAGACTGGTAGGGGTAGGGCCGAAGCCCTACCCCTGTATGTCGAACTTTCTACTAGACTAGAGCAGGTCTGAAGAACCTCCACTGCTTCCGCCAGTAGGTGATCCTGCGGGCTTGACACTCTTGATAGGATTCGTCCATTCACCATCATCGTCACCCGGTCGCTTATAAAGTTCCTTACCAACACGAATGACACAATCTCTACCAACGAGATCCTGAAGTGCATCAAGATCGAATCCCTTGGTCTTGAGCTTCTTCTCGTCCTCACCAAGAGCAACGAGGAAGTTTACGAACATTCCAAGACCACGGTTTCGCTTCTGTGCATCCGGCTGTTGTTCTGCGTTGGGCAGAACAAAGTTAGTGAAGAACCTTCTGTTTGCAATCTCTTCGTCCTGTGCTGCAAACTGAACCTTCACCATTGGTGTTCCAGCCGGAAGCTTTCCCGATCCAGAAGTTTCAACCTGACTAATCTCGTAGATGGTTGCGTTATACGAACCTGCATCTACTGCGTCAAAACCTGAATTGTCAGCACCCGAAAGATCAAGTACGCTACTCATTTTTATTTAGTCCCTTTCTCTTTTGAATTGGTGGAATCGTGAATGAGATCCCACATTTCGGGGATGCTCGTATTAACTAGCATTGCCCCTAGTGATGCCGTTCGGTCTTTGGCTATCACCTTCTGTGACTGCTGTAGTTGTAGATTTCTGTTAACCTCCTCTCCATTTGTAGTTACAAACAGATACCCTACAATGTCGATGAACCCTGGTATCTCATTTCTCAATTTACCAGGCAGTGAGGGACTGAATGTAACTTGTCCAGTTTTGTCGTCCTTGTAATCAACCATGAGAGCAGTGAAGATCGTATTCATTTCGAGATCACGGTACGCTCGAATGATCCTCCGAATATGCTCGCCTGAAATTCCCCATTCACGTTTATCAGGAACGTCAGGATCACGGTCAGGACGCTTCAGCAACATCTCGCGCATGACTTCGCGCATGTCGAGCTTCTGTAGCTCCGTAATACTATCAATTACAACGGTCTTGTAATAACCCGCATTGTCTTCACGCAGAGAATCGTGAATCTCCTTCATGTGCTGTGGAGAACGCACTTGAATCACGTCAATGCCTGAACGTTTGCGGAGTGTGACCGTTCCTCCGTCAACATCGAGAACTAGTACGGGCGAAGTCATTTCATGGTCTTCGGCTGTACCAGCCAGGTAAGTCTTACCCGCACCAGGATGACCATAGATTAGTAGGTTAAGAAAACTCAAAGCATCCGGTGGATGAACTTGGTCAGCTAGTGGGCCTTTGTTAGTTGGCATTTCGTTCAGTTATATCCATTCCAGGGAACATGCGTCTAGCCGCACGCTTTGCATTTCCTTTGGAGTAGTAGCCTTCACTGACGTTTAGATTCTTACCGTTAGCAGCAACCAATCGTACACGCCAGTTCTTCAATCCACTACCTTTGAAAACTTCCACCCGCATACTCCCACCTTTCTCGATGTAGACCTATAAGTTTAGTACCTTCTACACAATGTTTCTTAGGAAGTGATTCACAAATTGGGCAAGTTACTGACCAGACGCAATGCTCTGGATCAGGACAGCACCCACACCATTCACAGTCGAATACATCTTCGGGTGCGTCCCATTCGCATTCTGGATTTAGGCAGTAGCCATTATCCAGCTTCGATCCACAAACGCATTCTCCACTAGGTAGAAGTTCTATAGTCGGAGACTTTGCAACTAGAGCATCAATGAAGTCAACAGAAAGTTCCTTCATGGGCCTAAGAGTCGCCGGTTTCATCTGCTGCATTCGCTTTTATTGAGCCAGCAAAGAATGCTGAAGTAACTGAGAAAGCTTCGTTCCATGATCCTCCGTCACGCATGACTGCACGGAATATGGATAGTCCCATCTTGCCCATTGCGTTGAAAGCCCCTTGCATTCCAAAGTCTTCGGGGTTAATGTCGTTCTCTTCTTCATCCATTTTCTCTCCTGTCATAGAACTTCCTCGTATCCTTCACGCGCCCACTTTGCTACTGCGGCAGGATCATGGTGTTCTTCGCTCTCCAAACCTTCAGCAACAATCCTCAGACGAAGCATGAGAAACTCACGATCTGCCCATAGCTGCCGTACTATCTGCATATCTTCTAGATCATCCATCGATGCACAAATCTTGAGAACCTTACCAGCTACTCTCTCACTATCCCAACCCTTAAGATATGATTTAACGGTCACGATTCAACTCGTATCCTTGGACTAGCATTTCCTTCCAGTCTGAACCATCGTCCTTCGATAGACATGGTGCTCTAAATGCGCACTTAGTACAAGTAAACG